CCTCGGTAGGAGTCACACGCTCAGCAGAAACCACGAGAGTGTAATGACCAGTGGGCGGCACACCAACAGGGGGCAGATCATCAAGGTCATCCATCGAGCTGTTGAGCAGGGAGTCAAAGTCAGTGAAAGCAGCATTGGACATGGTACAGTTTCCTTACAAGTGTGGTAGGTTAACGCAAGTTGGCGAGAATGTCGGCCTCGCCTTCCGATTTCTCCCGAAGCTGGGAGATAATTTCTTGTTCCGCAAGCATTGCATAACCAGCAATGTCATGGAAGTTATCCGGGTAATCCTTGGCACCGTTGATCTGGCGGGCAATCTTATTAAAGATCATATCAAGTGCCTCACGCTGATCTTCGGGAAGATTGTACCAGCCGTCAGTTGAGCGTGCCACATTCTTCATACCTTGTGCAATGTGGGCATTAGCTGCAAAGCTTCCGTACTTCTTTTCCCGATCGCTGAGAGTGTCAGTGATGTTCATGATACATGCTCCAAGAGGTTTGTCAAGAGGGCTAGTGCAGCTAGACTCAAGAGGCTGGGAACAACGATTCAATAGAAAGTTCGTCACCCTTCTTATCATCTACGCTGGCAGGCAAGCGGCTACCAGTAACGATGGTTGGAGAGAAGGTGGTCAGACTATTTGCGCGATGCTGCTTATTGAGCACGCTAGTATAGACCACACTGTCAAAGTATTTGGCACAGGTCAGGGAGAAGTTACGAGTGCCGGCCACCGGAACAATCTTCTCACGCCCCTCAAGGCTTTCAGATTCAAGCTCATGGCTAATGACTGCAATGTTAATGTCCAGTGCTTGAATGAAGCTGAGCACCTGCTCCATGAGATTACCTTGCGAGGCATAGTCAGCATACGTTCGCTTGTATTCTTCACCGCCGGGCTTGGTGATTTCCTTGAGGATCACTCGGTTCATTGCAGAGTTTGCAAGTTGAGATAGACTGTCGATCACAAGAATGTCACGATCTGTGAAAGTCAGAATATCCAACTCACTCCACTTTGCACTTGGCTGCTTGAGGCACAGTGGGCAGTTGATCTTGCCATGCTCCATGCAGATTCGTTTCTTGCCGCCGCGCAAGACCTCCCTAACTGTGTCGATCGCAACCGGGTACAGTTTATGGTCCGGTACAGGGATCACGTTGATGTTCTTGCGAAACTGCGGATCAAGCATGGCCGGGTTAAGTAGCGTCTTGATGCCGCTCTCAAGATCAAGCCAGTGCAGCGTGAACTTACTTGCCAGCTTGCCAACCAGTGCAGTCTTTCCAGTCTTTGGCGCCCCGTAAACGAGGACCTTTCCGCGCGTCGAAGGAATAAATTCATCGAGGTTCATGATTACTTCTCCTTCTTAGGTGCAACAAGCGCCTTGATCTTTTCCACTTCTTCACTGCCAAGCTCACCCATGATGCGCTCAGCAAAAGACTTGCGAAGGTTACGCTTGTAGGCATCTTCAGTCAGGCGCTGAAGCTCAGAGTTGCGCTTGCACAGATCAACGAAATAGGTGAAGTCTACCTTGGCAATCACCCACTTGTATTGGATACTCTCATTGGGTTCAATCCTCACCCCGTCATGAACTCCCACGACCTGTGCAATCTTCACGTTATTGCTTGAGAATGTGGGAGACGGTACGAGAGTGGGATCAACCTCAACTCCGAAGGCATCCAGCACTTCATTGTGGGCAATAGCCAGCGCCCGGCGAGTATTCTCAGCAGCCGCAATACTAGCCAGCTCAATCTCACCTACAGGGATGATTACGAAAGCGCCACGTTCAATGGCAGGCAGGTTAGTAACATACTTGTAGAGCTTGCCTGTAGTCGTAAACTGCACGTCGATGGTGTAGGCTTGCTCGTCGAGGAAGGCAACAAGATTCTTGTCCATGATAAGTTCTCCAGAAGTTAAAGGTTAGTGTGCAGTTTCATTGTCAGCAGGCAGGGAAAGGAAGGGAACAACCGCGACAATGGGATAGATAAGCACGCCGGTTTCCAGTTCTTGCGGCTCCTTCAATACGCGTATAGATACTGCACAGCTATGGGTAATCATCAAGCCAATGGCAGCCTCTGCAAACTGCACGGCTTCTTGCGTGCCGGCCAGCTTCTCCTTGGGGCCATAGACAATGAGTGCATAGTGCCTGTGCTCTTGTCCAGCTTCTCCTTCCTCAGTCATGAACGGGACAGGACTCACGCCAATGCAAACATCGCTGGCACCGTGGTAGAAGTCCACGCTGGGATGTTGTGCCGCACTCACAAGAGTTGCAGTCATGAGGTCAAGAGTGATAGTGTTAGCGGGATTCATTCAGTTTCTCCTTCTGTCTGTTTACGATCTGGGAAAGTGTGGTGAAGTAATCAATGTGCTCAAGCTTCTCAATGTCAGCCGCACTGGCAATGGCTGGCAAGTCAGCGAACTCTTTGCCAAAGACTGTAGAGAAGTTGAGGTCACACGATTCGTAATACTCGCAACGCCGCATGAATGAGAAGCAACTGCGGCCCCGCTTTGGAAAGAACTTGAGTTCGCTGTACTGTTCAATCTGCCCATGAATGAGGAGCTGATCTTGCAGCCAAGAGGCTTTCTGGTGTGAGGTTTTTGGGAATGGAATCTGAATCCACCGTTGATCACTGGCACTGTAGATCGTGTAAAGCACTTCATACTCTGTGCCGCCAAGCATGTCAATCACAATGCTGTAAGATAGAGCTTGGTCACTGTTGCCATAGAGTGAAGGATCAACATTCTTAAAGCCTGTCGTCTTGTTCTCCTTGACAAGGAAGCGGCCAGTCTCTCGATGCTGTAGGACTTCATCCACATGGCCAGAATAGAAGTGGCCATCCTCAAAATCCACCACGAGCACTGCCTCAATGTTGATTACATCGTAATCGCTGAGGTTAGTTTCTTCTTGATGGAAGGTGCGATAAGTATAGAGTGCCCAGACTGCCTCATAGAAACTCTTGCCAGTCTTTCGCTCATTCTTCCATTCTTCTTCAAGGAGGTCAATGTCCCAAGCAAGGAAGGCAGCCCAGATAGCTTCACGCACATCGAGAGTCTGATCATAGACTGCTACGCCAGCACCAACTGCATGACCGAATGCAAATGTCGGACTGTTGATGCGTTGAACTGTGCCGGCATCCGATTGCATCTTCTTGATTGCCCACTTGCGAGGGCAGGCATGAAATAGGTCAGTCGTGCTGTAAGTTGTCAGGTTGCGATGGCTGGTAAGGATAGAGTAGTTATCTTTCTTTACCTTGTGGGCCGCACCAAATCCGGGAGTTGCCTCGGTAATTGATGCAGCAAGAATGTCATCCATTGTAATCATCATCGTCCTCCGTGTCACAGTCAGCATCGTCATCGTCATCGTCAAATGGATAGTCAGGATCGCGAGGATCAGGATGGCGCATCAGCTTGTCTCTAAGTCGGCGCTCAAATCTAACCTGCGCACGCAAGTCGTCATACTCATCGCGGTCACAGTCATAATCGTCAAACATGATAAGCTCCACAATTAAAGGTGCGCTACGCGCTTAAAGGTCAGACACGTCAACTTTCTTACGGGTACCTGTGCCTTTTTTCACCGTTGCTTTAACTATTTCGGTTTTCACATGAATCTCAGCCGCGTCAATGAGTCGTGCAATCTCAGCATCTTCCAGCAGATGCACAGTCTCAGGATACGAAATGAGGATGCTGTGGCTGTTGCGAAGATGCTGCGGCATCATAGGATCTTTCTCAAGCAGTGCCTGTTCCAGACTGGCAAGGTGAGAGTCAAGGCGATCAAGCACATCAGGAGGGATGGTATCAACTCGTTTCATTCTAAACTCCTTAGGAAGTAGTAGTTCATCGTTCATAAGCTGCACGGCTAGTTCGTGCTGTGAGGAAGGGAGACAACCAAAGCGAAGTGCAAGCATGGGAAGATCAAGAACTTCTAGCCGGCCGCGCCAAGGCCCGGCAACTGCAATGAGGACTTCTTGAGTTAAGTAGTGGGAGAGTGAGGTAGGCGGAGAACTGTACCAATCAATTGCGTGCAAACCAAGCGCCCATGAAAAAGCCAAGGGGTGTTTTGCCCTTGGCCCTTGATTGATGTACCAACTAACTCCGCGCGCCGTATGATATAGTTTTGTACGCGCTACTTGTTCCCCGTTAAGGGGCGGTATCCAGAACTTCATGGTTAGATGTCCGTGCGATAGAGGAGTTCTAGGCGTATCTTTATGTGGGTGGAAGATAAGACGGTGCGAGTAACTACTAGTTTGCTCCATCCAACAAGTCCTGCTAGGCGGCGGGCTACATTCTCTGCTGTCTTTACTCGCTTGATACCTTGTTCCACAGTGCGAGCAGCGTCCCTGCTGACCGTAATTTCTACGTAGCCAGCTCGCTTGATTTCATTCCAGATGGCATCATAGCGGGACACTTTGGTACTCAGTAATCAACACAAGAAAAACCCCCACTTTCATGGGGGCCAGTCTTGTAGTGACTGCTTGCAGGTTACAGGAGGTCGAGGTTGGCGGCCTTCTCGGGTTCGCTGATCCACTTGTTGAAGCGGTCGCGGATACGAACTGCGCAGGTGCCGGTATCTTCCAGATTGCCGGAGCTGGCAAGGTAGATATCCAGTTGATCGACCAGAACCTTGAGCACTTCCTTGTTCGCCTTCGCTTTCTGCGGCTTCTTGAACAGGTTGATGTGGTTCTTGATGCGATCTTCCGTCTTGCCAGTAGCGGCCACCATGACAGCAAGATAGTCCTCGAAGAAGGCTTGCCATTCTTCGTCGCTGATAGCTTGCACACCACGCGACGACGGCGGCAGGTTGGCCAGATAGCTGATCGAGAGCTGATCGTAGTTCAGCATGTCAGCAGTAACTTCCTTGCTGTCATCATCACCGAACTGCTCGATCACTTCATCGAACTGGCCACGCGCCGCCTGGTAGATGATATCACTGATCTGCATCATCAGCAGGACAGCTTCGGCGCCACCGAATTGCAGCATGGTAATGACTTCATCAGTGCTGGGAACAGGAAGATCAACAGTCAGGCTGGGCTGTTTCTTGGTGCGCCCAATCTCGTTGCCGTTCTCGTCGGTGATGCGGCGGCTCTTAAAGTTAAATTTGTATGTCTGGGCAACAGGCATGATGTGCTCCTTAAATTCTAAAAGACTTCGTGGTTGGAATTGGATTCTTTGGGCTGGCGATCCGGGGCCAGTGATATGTATCCTACACGGTTCTGAAGGGGTGTCAACCCCCTCCGAGCATCTGCGGTTATGCTTTCTGCGCAGGCTTGAATCTAAGAATTGCTACTCGATAGCCAGAGATTGCAGGACTAGCACGAAACTCTACAGTTACCAGTCCTCCCTTATCTTTATGAGTTTCCCACTCTTGGCGCGTCGGCACACAATTATATGCCCAGCGCACAAGGTA